AAACCTTCACCTCTTACAACATGATAATCTTTTTCACAACCTTTATATTCTAGTGTTGCTTCTAAAAACTCTATATCTCTAGCAATGTTAATAATATATAAATGATTTCTTTTAAATTCTAAAAGCTTACTTCCCAAAGATTCTAATGCAATTATGTCATCACCGTCATTAATTTCAACATCAATTCTATTTTCAAAACTAAATGTATCAAAAGCGTAACCCCTGCTTCTTTTACATTTTACAGTAACCCACTCTTTATTTACTGTATTAGCTTCTAATTTTTCACTAACAGCATCTTTATATCTCACATTTCCTATGTATAATCTTCTATTAGCTACTGTACTTGTTTTATAACCTGTGCCAGGCATACCCATAACGTGTTTATCTTGTTCTACATAACTTTCTGCACGTATAGTTTCAGGTTTATCTTTAAATGTTATACTACCAATAGGTAGTTGTGTTCCAATATTTCTTCCTGTTAAACCTATTACGCCAACATTCGGATAACTATAAATGTTTTGACTCATATGTGAACTATGTACAAACAAACCAAAAGCTTTGTAATCTTCACTAGCTGATAATCTTAATCCTTTTCTAAAATCAACTTCAAATAATAAAAACTTTACATTACGTTTTCCATCTCCATCATCAGCTTCGTCTGTTTCGTTGTAATAAAATTTAATAGATTTTACATTATCTTCTTGAGGTATATTCCCCCATACTTGTGCATTTAATTGTATGTTGTTAGATGATAATGAATATGTATTCTTTACAGTACCCG